GCCCTGCATTGCGAGCAGCCGACGAGGAAACGGCCGGCAAGTCATTCTCAAGAGTCGTGAGCACACAGGGGCGGACAAGGTACTGCAAGTGCGGATATTGCGGAGCGACGTGGAAAGAATAGGATTTACACGGCATATAAACCGCACCCATGCTTGCCCTATCGCATCGCCACATGACACCGCAATCATGCGGGCATGGCAACAGCGACCTCACTACTCGCACAGATCGACGCAGCGATTGAAGCACTCCTGACCGGAGGGGCCTCATCGTACTCAATCGGTTCGCGTTCGGTTACGTCGCTAGATCTTCCAACACTGTTTGAGCAGCGAAGAATGCTCCAGATGGAATCGGATCGCGAGTCTGGAGCAAACAGCATGTTCCGAGTCGCCAAAATGCAGAGGGCTCGCCAATGATCGGCACGGCCCTTGATAAAGTTATTGGCGTGTTTAGTCCTGCTGCTGCAGTGCGACGAACGCAGCAACGCAAGACGCTCGAGCGAATGTACGCTGGAGCAGAAGCTAGCCGCCTGACGAACAACAAAAAGCCGAAGAATCAATCAGCCGACAGTGAGCTGTTGGGGCCATTCGGTGCGGACGCCTTGCGTGCGTGGTCGCGTTCATTGGTACGCGATAATGCCTATGCCTGGGGCGTCGTCGATACGATTGTCAGCTCTGTGATCGGTACGGGCATCACTGCTCAGTCACAGATCGAAACGCCGGAAGGAACTGACATTGAAGACCTAAACGAAGTGCGTGATAAGGTTTGGCAGGAATGGTGTGAGGTTTGCGACGTCAACGGACGTCTGAACTTTGCGGAGATCCAGCAACTTGCACAGCGTGAAATGGTTGAGGCTGGCGAAGTGCTGATTCACCTTGTCAACACTCCTTCGAACAAGTATCGCGGCATCTATCGCCCTGTGCCGTTTGCTTTGGAGTTGATCGAAGCCGACCGATTGGCGACCGACAAAGACACATACAAGATTCATAGTCGAGACGGAAACAAGGTCATCAGAGGCGTTGAGCTTGACGACCTCGGCAAGCCGCTTGCGTACTGGATCTATCCGGAGCATCCAAACGGGCCATACGCCACCCGTGTTCTTCCGGTACGGATCGACGCGAAAGAGATCCTGCATTTGTACCGAGTCGACCGGATTGGGCAAACTCGCGGCGTGTCGTGGTTTGCTCCAGTGCTTTCATGGCTGCGAGATCTCGGCGTATACGTCGACAACGAAATTCAGGCGTCAGCAGTTGCCTCATGTTTTGGCGTCGCGATCACGACTAACGGACGCGGCGGAACTGGCCTGATGCCATCAACCGACGACGAAAGCAGCGACGAACGCGGCAATCAGTTTGAGTATCTTGAACCGGCGATGGTTGTCAGATTGCAGCCAGGCGAGTCGGTTGAATCAATCAATCCGGGGCGTCCAAACTCAGCGTCGGAACCGTGGATCAATCTGATGCTGCGAGGCATTTCGGTCGGCACAGGTTTGTCGTACGAAGTTGTCAGCCGGAACTACAGCGGCACGAGCTACAGCAGCAGCCGCACAAGTATGCTCGAGGATCGTCGTCGTTTCCGTAGGTGGCAACGCTATGACGTACAGCACATGTGCCAGCCGATCTGGGATCGATTCTGTGATCAGGCTGCGACTGCAGGCGTCGACGGCTTTCCGTCGATGTCCGAGATACTTGCCGACCGTCGTGCCGCGACTGCGGTCGAGTGGCAGACTCCCGCATGGGAATGGGTAGACCCACAAAGCGAACAGGCCGCGTCAGATTCTGCGTTGAACTCGTTCCAAAGCACCTACCAAGACGAACTTGGACAGCGTGGTAAGCACTGGAAAAACGTGTTCTACCAGCGAGCCAAGGAAGAAAAGCTGAAGCGGCAACTCGGACTGGTGACTGCCGACATGGCTAACGTCGACGCAACGCAGGCCGAAGGGCAGCAAATGGCCGCAGCGTCAGCAATGCCACAGCCCGGACAGCCCGCCGGTGAGATGTCTGAAATGTCCCGGCTGCAATGGGGCCGTAATCGCAAAGCCATTGAAGATATTCTGGCGGAGTTCATTGCAGGCACTGCCAGCGAAACGAAGTCAAAGGTGTTTCTGCAGTCGCTCGGGCTCACTGAAGCGACGGCGCAAATGCTCTTGGCGGATGCGTCAGACGGAACGGTTGACACAGATTTGGATCAGGTTCCGGAGACAGAGAATACTGTTGAGCGAGCCAGCAAGGGCGGGCGATGGGTTTCAAACGATGACGGGGTTGCGTTGTTTATTACGGATGGCGGAGCGGTAAAGACCGGCCCGAAGGGAAAAACAATCGCTAAGCCGGATAGCGAGACGGGCAGCGATAGCAAGCCGAAAGGTGATGCAGTGCAAGCCACGATGGATGCACGAGCAAAAAAGGCACAGCAGGACATTGCAGACCTGAAACAAAAATTGAACAAGCTGGAAGAGTCCGGACCAAAAACGGACACGCCTGAGATAAACGCTTTGCAATCGGCACTCGCTGACATTGATGCAAAAAAGGCTGACACGCAAAAAAAACTGGAGGAAGTTCAGGCTCGAATCAAGGCTAACAAAGAAAAGCTTGCAGCAATGAAAGCAAGAAAATGACTACAAAAAAACGCAAGCTGCAGCCGCTTAAAACATCATCCGTCGTTATGCGGTCAGTAGGGATTTCGTCAGGCGTTTCCGACGTCGTTATTGCCACTGAAACACCGGTCAGGCGATACGACGAGGATCGCGGGTACGTCATCAATGAAGTTTTGTTGATGGATGGCGTTGTGCTTCGCGCCAATCAATCGCAGATCCCAATTGTAGATTCGCACGACGACAGAAGCGTCAGAAACATTTTTGGTTCTATTCGCCAGATGCAAGTCATCGACGGTGAGCTTCACGGCGTGCCGTCATTTGCGAGCGATGCAGAATCGCAAGTTATCCGAACGCGAATGGATGAAGGACACATCACAGACTTTTCAATCACAGCCGTTCCAATGGAATCGCTCTTTGTGCCGCATGGCCAAAGCTACACGACAAAACGCGGAGCGGTGATCGATGGTCCGGCGGTCATCCATGTGAGATGGCAGCCACATAACGCTTCGATCTGTGCCACTGGGGCAGACGAGCACTCAACTGTCCGCAGGTCCTACACAGACCTCGAAAGAAAGGTGAAAAGAATGGACGAGGCACTATTGGGCCAGCTCGCAGCAATGGGGCTCCCAGAAGGCATGGCAGACCCAAACCAGATCTTGGCGTGGGTCGTTGGCAAGCTTGGCACGTCTGCGACAGCAGAACCGCCAGAGCCGGTGGAAAACATGGACGGCGACACGACGCCACCAGAAGAAGAAAAGAAAGTCGAAAACATGGACGGTGCGACTGATCCGGAAGAAGACAAGAAGAAAGTTGAGGAAGCTATCAGCCGTGCGTTGCGGACTGATGCAAAACGCCGCAAGGAGATTCAGGCTCTTTGCACTGTTCACAAAATCGAGCGATCAGTTGCCGACAGTCTTTGCGACGACGGCGTTGACCTCAACACTGCTAGAACAAGGATTTTAGAACGAATGGCCAACAAACCAGCCGGTCAATCGACCGATCGCGTGAGTGTTACAGAATCGGCCGATGACAAGCTGTTTGCAGCGGCCCGTGATGGCCTGATCATGCGAACTCTGCGAGCCAGCGGAATGCGAAACCAGACGCTGGCAAATCCAGCCGCAGGCCATCAGGACTTCACCAATATGAAGCTTGGCCGTGTTGCGGAAATGTACGCGGAAAAGATGGGCTGCGATGTTCGCCGAATGGCAGCAAAGGACATTGCACTGGTTGCGATGGGCCATCCGGGATCGATGAACCGATTCCGAATCCAGCGTGATGCGTACCACACGACGGGCAGCTTTTCGAATCTTTTGCTCGACGCGGCCAACAAGACGCTTCTGGCAGGATACGAGGAAGCCCCGTATACCTGGAACATGTGGGCACGCGATGCTGGAACGACTGCGGACTTTAAGAACATTAACCGCATTCGCTTTAGCGAAATGGGTACTCCTGAAATGGTCCCGGAAGGACAGGAGTACAAGGACGCGGGAATGTCCGACACCAAAGAAACGTACAAGATCAACAAGTACGGCAACATGTTCACAGTGACATGGGAAACCGTCGTCAATGATGATCTTGACGCGATCAGCCGCATTCCTGCAATGCAGGGTGCAGCCTGCCGACGTTTGCAGAATCAGGCTGTATACAGCGTTCTGACAAGCAATCCGACGATGGCTGACACAGGAGCATTGTTCAATGCAACGGCTCAGACTACGGCAGGCGGTCACGCGAATTTAGCGACGGGTGCAGGGGCTCCGGCAGTCGGAACGCTTAACACCGCGTTCATTTCCATGATGACTAAAAAGGGATTGCGGTCGGATGTGATTCTCAACATTCAGCCGTCGTTCTTGATCGTTCCTGCGGCAATCTCGGCGACCGCCCTGCAGTTGCTCGGGTCTATTGCAGATCCTTCCGTCGGTGGTTCTGCTGCTGGTAACAGCAACACGAAAAACATCTACGGGCCAAACGGTGATCGACCATTGAAGGTCATCGTCGAGCCGCTGTTGGATGCAAACAGCTCAACGGCGTGGTACTTGGCTGCCAGCAACAGTCAGGTCGACACTGTCGAAGTAACGTTCCTCGAAGGCGAGCAATCTCCAGTCCTTGAAAACGAATGGGACTTCGACAAGGACGTTTACAAGTACAAGGTGCGTCAAACATTTGGAGTCGCTCCAATCGACTTCCGTGGACTGTACAAGCACGCTGGGGCGTAACGCACTGGCTGGATGAAACACGGCGGGCCGCGTGGTCCGCCGTCTTTTGAGCATTTCCAACGGTAGCGGAATGCGATGACCCGTTTTGAAAGGTGATTGAGATGGCAGGTCTTCAGGACTTTCAGGAATATGTCGACGACTTCGAGGGCACGACAGTGACCTTCCCGACGTCAGCAAACATTGGCACGCCGTGGCTCACCGACGTCACAGGAGCTGCACCACCGACGCATGTGAGAAGTGCGGGTGCCGCGATTCTGACATTAACGGCGGACAACCAGGCACAGATTCTTGGTTTGCATCACAACGACGCGTTGACGTTCGACATCGACGATATTCAGCGTGTCGAGATGCGAGTCAAGCTGGGTGCAGCGACATTCACAAGCGGATCGATTCTTGTGTTCGGCGTATCGTCAGCCCGTAACGATACGGCTGACAGCGTGGCAGAACATGCTTGGTTTCGCATGGAAGGAGCCAACAGCACAACTGTCGTCTATTGCGAAAGCGACGACGGCACGACTGACAAGAATGACATTTCCAGCGGTGTGACACTCGGAACGACGTACAAGCGGTTCGTGATCGACTTCACGGGCGGCAAGTCAAACGTCCGGTTTTACATCGACGGGGTTCGTGTTGCAGCGTCTACAACGTTCGACATGTCGGCGTATTCTTCCGGACTGCAGCCGATCATTCAGTTGCAAAAAGCAGCGAACACGAATGCGGATGTTTGCACGATCGATTACGTCAAGATTCTTGCGAAACGAACATGAGCCTAGCGGAACGGATCGTCACCGATGCGGTGGGTGTGTTTCTCAACAGCGATCACTTCGCTGAAACAGTCACGTACCATCCGCATCGGTTCGGGACGCCAGCGACGCCTAGAACCATCAAGGCCGTCGTGATTCGCAATCAGGTGGCAACGTTTGGCCCGGATGAGCAGATCGTGCCAGAGTTCGAGGTTAGAGTCGCGAACAATTCCACTACGGGAATCAGCAGCGAAGAACTAAACACCGGTGGCGATATGATTAAGCTGGCCGTGCGAGTCGGAGAAACACCGACGAAGCGGTCAGTGCAACTGTTGTCTGAACATGACTCCGGAATGCTGGTGTTGATATGTCGGTAACATTTCAAACGCCTGTCGTCTCACGAATCTCAGATGAGATCTTCGCGCGGCTGCAAGCGTTGGTGTCCGGCAGTGCTGGGGCGTATGCGTTCACAGATGTCGTCAGGCCGACGAAGCTGGCGACATACACCCCACAGCACGGACTGGTCGTTTTGACTCGTGGTGAGGTTTCGCGACTGACGGAAATCGATTGTCCAGGTAATCCTCCGGCGGTCGGGTATCAACAGACGTTTTTGATTCGCGTTCATATTGCTCCAAGCGAAAAAGACACAACGCCAGTTGAGGTGTATGAAGATGTCATGGAGGCCGAGATTCACAATGCCATTGTGAACGATCCGGCAACGTGGCACACGTTCGGAGAACTCGCAATCAATGCTGATCTTGGGGCACAACAAACGGCAACATCAGATGGAGGATACGACGGAATCGCTATTCCGCTGACGGTGATGTTTCGGGTCAGTGAGGGCGATCTATACACGGTGCGAGCATGATTGCGATTGACATCGACGCAAAGCAGCTAAAGCGGTTGCGTGAGTCGGTCGGCAAAGCAAAAAAGAAATTCGGGCGAGAACTAGCAGCGGCAATCAACGCGACTGCGAAGAAAACGAAATTGGACATCGGGCGAGACGTGAGGAGCGTCATTGCGATCAAGAAAAAAGAGTCTGAAGCCCCGTTGAAGATTCACGCAAAAGCCACAGCGGACCAGCCAAAGACAACTGTCAGCATCGCAAAAACCAGACGACTCGGGCTCAGGCACTTCGGGGCACGTCAGGACAAACGCGGCGTATCGTTCAAGATTTCAAAACAGGGCGGACGGAATCGAGTCGACGGAGCATTCCAAGGCCCGAAACCGGGCGTCATGAATGTGAAATGGAAGGGCAATGCGTTCCGCAGAGTCGGCAAAGAACGTCTGCCAATCATTCATATTCGCGGCGTGTCAGCGTTTGGGGCCTACGTCAAAAACAAGTTCACCAAGCCGCAAATTAAGCGAATCAATGACGAGCTGCGAAAGCAGATGGAACGACGGATCAAACTCAACATTCTGCGGGCTGAAGGGCTCGTGTCGAAATAGGAACAAAACATGAGCGGACTTTTGAGACGTCGTCGCGTATTCGCTGCCAAAGTCGAAACGACTGTCGGAACAGCAGAATCACTCACTGGATCTGAAGCCGCATTTAACGCGGAAGATTTTACCATTCAGCCGAATGTCGCTGTCACCCGACGACAGGGGCAAGGTGGATTCAATTATCTGCCGGGTATTCCAGAAGGAATGCAGGGCACATGCACGGTACGTTTTGGGATGTCGTACAACGGCACGACTCTGCCTTCATGGGCATCTGTGCTGTTGCCTGCGTGCGGCTGGGTTGCCAGTTCGCTAGTGCTGTCGCCAGTCACTGAACGCCCTGGCGGATCTGGAGGCGTCAAGACGATCACAATTGGTGAATACAAAGACGGCAAGTTATCGATTCTGTCCGGTGCGATGGGCACATGGAAAATTATCGCGGAAACCGGCAAGCAAGCGATGATCGAATTCACTTTTACCGGAAAGTATTCGACCAATGAAACAGACATCGCGATTCTTGCCCCAACGTATCCAACAGTTCTTCCGTTGCGTGTGGCTCAAGGTGCGTTGACATGGAACTCCGTCGCACTGTGCACGGCATCAGTTGAGATCGATTCAGGCAATACTGTGACAATGCGTGAGTGCGTCAATGCCAGCGATCGCAGCGGCTACATCTCAGCAATTGTCACGGACCGCGCTCCGGTGATCACGGCTAATCCTGAATCTGTTTTGGTCGCCACACAGGACCGCGACGCACTCTGGCTGACAAGTTCAGCACAAGCGTTTTCAATGCAGATCGGAGCAACTGGCAATTCGATCACAATTGCAGCTCCGAAAGCTCAGTTGGAAAACAAGCAGCAGGGCGAACGAAACGGCCTTATGTCAGACGATTTGACATGGCTGTGTACTGCGGGCAGTTCCGCAGATACCGAACTCACTATCACTTTTGATTGATTTATATGCCTCGAAGTCTTGACCCTTCATCCAAGCTCACAATGGTTCTCGCCTGCGACGTCGACAAGACTCCGCAGCCAAAGATCTTCGCGAAAACGCCGACATTAAACCAGCAGCGAAAGCTGGTAGCACTGCTGCAGGGTTTGGGCGGTGGAGACATCGCAGCGAGCATGGACGCACTGCTTGACGCGGCTGCCATGTGCCTGACGGGTTGGGAAAACATTCCTGTAGAATTCAGCCGAGAAACAATCGGTGACGTTTTGACGCTTGATGAGCTGGTGGAAGTGTTTACGTTCTTGGCGGCATCCACGTCAGCAACCCCAGAAGATAAAAAAAAATCCGAGTTGCAGCCCTCGTGCGATGCGGTGAGCTTTGCAAGTCCTGCGTTGGGCGTTGTCGCGACATTGTAACACCGGAACAACCTGCGGAGATCGAATGCCCAGAATGTGGTGGTGAAGGCAAAGACTGCAAGCACTGCAAAGACGGATGGTTTGAAGTCGAACAGTGCCCAATGAAGTTTATCGGGCCAGAACTGAACAGTGATATTCAGATCGTGACAGCGAGCGAGCATCATTTGCCAGTGACTGGCGGAATCCTCGATCAGTCGGCGTGGTGGTTTGAACTGAGAAGCATCCTGCGAAGCGAAGAGTATCGAGTCGAGAGCGAACGAGACAAAAGGCGGAACCTGTGAGCAACGGCATTGATTTTGTCATCGGCGGAAAGGATCAGGCAAAACCTGCAATGTCCGCTGTCGAAAAATCGCTTCAGCGTTTGGAGCAGAAAGCCGATTCCGTCAGCCAGAGCACTCAGCGGCTTGCATCCATCACAGGAACACTGGCGGGAGTGTACGCAGCCGTCAAGACAGCACTGGCGGCATTGGGCGGGCTGAATAAAATCAACGCGGCCTATGATGCACAGACAGAGTCGGTGAAGAAGCTGAATGCGGCTCTGCAGATTCGCGGAGCTTCCGACGCGTCGGCACAAATGCAAGATGTTGCGAAGTCGATCGAGAAGATGACCGGCGTTTCGGACAATGCAACGCTCGCACTGGTGCAGCAGGCGTCAGGGATGGGATTTGCCACGGCTGCAATGGATGACGCTGCTAAAGCCGCTACAGGACTTGGCGCGGCGATGGGGAAAGATGCTACTGCATCTCTGGGCGATTTGAAAGCGGCACTCGAAGGCAACTTCGACGCATTCTATGCCGTCAATCCGCAGATTATGTACATGCGGACGAATCAGGAACGGCTTGCCGCCGTAATGGCAATTGCCAATCAAGGACTAGCCCAACAATCAAAAGACATGGGCACCGTTGCGGGCTCTGGACGTCGTGCCGATACCGCAATGTCAACGCTCATGGAATCGATCGGGAAGATCATTGCCCCGATTCGCGTGCTGATCAATGCAGGGCTGCAGCAGTTGGCGACGTCGCTCGATTCGCTGCTTGTTCCGGCGGTCGATTACGCCACGAAGATTCTCGAAAACATCGGGCCTGTGATGGACTGGGTAAAAGAAAAAGTTGTGCAGGCAATCAACGTGATCGTCGGTGCGTTCACGTTCATGGAAACAATTGTGACGAATCTTGGCAGCGTGTGGGAGATAGCAAAAGCAGCGGCCGAACTGGCGATGATCACCATTTCGGAGGTGGTCATGCACGCCTTCACAAAAACGATACCAGCCTATGCAATGTGGTTCGGCGAAAACTTTATTAACCTGATCAAAGACGCATTTAACGGCGTCATCACGATCATTACGAACGCGGGTCGAATCATTGGAGAAACGGTTTACCAGATCTTCGCGTTCATTGCCTCGGGTGGTGAGGGCGGAATCGATGGGCTGATGAAGGGACTGGGTGAAGCCGCCAGTATTAGTTTGCTGGATGGTTTTAAGTCTCAATTAACATCACTTCCCGAAATTGCAGCCCGCCAGTTGACGCAACGTGAGCAGGATTTGGCTGAAAAGATTGGCGCGGTAGGCGGTCGTCTCGGTGAAGAGTTCTCCAGTAAAATGCAGGAGCGAATGCTGGGAGTCGGCTCGACACTTTCAACCGAAGTTAAAAATGCAGCCAGCAGCATCGATTTGAAAATGCGACCATCTGTATTGATGCAAGGAACGCCAGTCACTGAGGGGCGTTTGCTGACACGCGGACCAGGTATGCGGCTACCTGATCAAATGCAGGAAATCATTCGGCTTCTAAAAGATCCGCCACCACCGAAACCGCCAAAGCAAAAGATTCTTGTGCAGCTGGACCGGGATCAGATGAAGGTCTGGGATGACGTCCGCCAGAACACTGCAAACACGATGCAGATGGAGGCAATCGTCTAATGGCAGTCCTTGACGCTACAAAAATGTGGAGCCGTGAAGGTGGATCCAGCACGTCTGAAAAGTACGACAATTTCGCGACAACGTACAGTCATTCAGAAGCATATTTCGTCACGCACGCAGTTGACGACGATTCTGAAACGATAAAAGAAACCACGCTGCTTCCAAGCTACGGAACGCGGCACGTTTCTGGAGTCGATTCGTTTCTGAAAACCAAATCGGTTGAAAACGTCGGTCCAATTTCATCAATCGTCACGTTGCAATACGAAGGCAAGCGATTCGACGCGACTGTCGACATAGAATGGTCTGATTCGACGTCCACGGAACCAATCGACCGCGATTACAACGGCGTAGCCATTGTCACAGCCTGTAAAGAACAGGTTGAGGGGCTGACGATGGAAATATCAGACCCGGTTGCGGTAATTCGTCGAAAGTTTTTCACCTTCAACGCATATGCATTGGCTGCGTATCGGCACGCTACAAACTCAGACACGTTTCTCGGCTGGCCACCCGGAACGGCTCGCATCGTTGGTTACTCTGCCAAGAATCAATTTAAGTTTGGTCTACCATTAGAGCAATGGGACGTGACAGCACGTATTCAATTTCGCTTGCCGTTGATGGGTGCGACAGCTGACAAAGCATGGTACAAGCGATGGAGGCACGAAGGACTGCTGATAAATTCTTCCGCTACCCCAGACGCGACGGTTGTTCCAGTGAGAGCCAGAGACATGAA